GTTTCACAATTCTCAAGAGCGGAAGTAGCATTAACTCCACGCCCCTGTACCGTTTCTTCAGCGAGCCCAGTAGTCCAAGGTCTAGCATCAGCCTCAGTTCTATAGATACTAGCTTCAACGATATATTGAGTAGAACTTGAATGAACAATCTTTGTATGAATCTGACCATCAGGGTGATCCTTCCAAAACTTAACTAGGCGTTCTTCTACTGTCTCGTAATCATCTAAATTAAACATATAGATCATTCTCCTCTGTGTGTAGCTGACCGGCTATGGCAACATACGCTGCGAGGTCGATGTAAGTGTCTGGCTTAGCAGTTTCCATTGACCTTGCGACCTTGACCAATGCCATACACATCGCCACTTGATAATCTGTAATTGGCATCTCGAGGTATGAGCTCCAGAGTGCGGCGGTGCGTTGCATATTGTCCGATGGGTGACCGTAATCAAGTCCTCGGTCTTGGATAGTAGCTCTCGCTTCGTTGAGGTAATCACGGGCGTTCATCGATTGCCCTGAAACTGGCGTTCACGATCTTCATAGTGACGGCGTACAGCCATTCTGCCTTCAACCTTGCCATCTGAGTTGCCTGCGTAATATCCCAGTCCATAAGTAATGACTGAGAATAAGAAAGTCATAACATAAACATTCATTTCAAGCCCTTTCTGTTGTTGTTAGGGCTAGATTACATCAGGCGTATGCGACAGCCGCCTTTTTTAGATAACGAAATGATAACGATTTGAGACGGATCCTCGTCATCGAAGTCAGGAATCCCAATCTCACCGCACTCTGCCATAGACCTTGCCCTGCACGATAAACGTGCCATTCTTCTCAATATGGATTATGTCCACTTGGACATTGCTGCCCTTGACATACATGATCGCAAAGGCTTGCTGCCAATTAGCCGTTCCCTTGACGTATCCAGCCTGTTTGAAGTCCATGAGATTACCTACCTCAACCCCATGCAGAACACGCCCTATACGCCCACCAGAGGCTTCTGTGAAGGCGCTACGCCCTGCTCTGTGAGTATGACCTGAAATAACGTTCTTCCCATGCCTACGGGCTGCTTCAAGGGCTGATAGACCCCCTTGCTGCTTGATAGGGGTGTGATCCCCGTGAACGGCAATCCAGTTAGGAGCGATGTTCATTGGGTTCTTGTGGAAGGTTATGCCTAGTTCATCGAACTTCATGAACTTCTCAAAGCGCAGCTCTGGCAAGGATAAGAAGCTTGGAATTTTCTTCATGATTATGTTGTACAGGCGGTCTGTGTGATTAGATCGTATGCAGTCTGTAACGCCTAGTTCCCAAAGCAGCTCTACGCATCGGTCTCTATCATCGCCGAGGCTCTGCTCGTAGGCTTGGGGTGTACCTTCCGACCACTTGCTTATGGTCTGAAAGTCAATCTCGTCACCGATGGTTACTGTCTGGTCTGGCTTAAATGTCTTGAGGAATCTTGCAATGTTCTGAGTTAGATGTATGTCCTCGAAGGGAACTTGTAAATCGCTCAGGATTACGATTCGCTTCATTAGTCCTCGTCATCGTCATCGTAGGGTATGTTGTCGATTCGATTGGGAATGTTAGGGATAATCCAATCAGGAAAGGATTCACGATCACCAAGCAACCAGAAAGCGTGAGTCTCTGAGAAACCTGCTCTGCGTAAAGACTTGTAATACTCGTTCATGGCTATCGCATAAGCATCGAGCGCGCTGTAAGTATCGAGGTCTATTACTGGTCGCTTTCTCGCCATGGCTTTATTATCGATCTAGAAGTATGTTGTAAATCTCATCGACACGCGAGTTCAGTCTCTTAATTTCAGAGAGTAAATGAGTAATGACATACCCAGCCAAGCCACCAATAATTGCCAAGCTAGCAAAGTAAAGAGTAAAGAAGTTCTCCTGTGTCACCGTTTAGGGCTCGCATATCCGAATACCCCTGCCACGATTGAACCGAGGATAGAGCGATAGTCCAGAGCAAAGTTTGAGGTTGTACCCCAGACTGCTAGGAACGCTCCGAGGCTGACGATTGCTGGGTGCTTCATGTTCATAGTTTTCCCCCTAGTAACGGAATATCAAAGAAAGCACTCGAATCGTCTTTCTTACTAAAGCTGCAATGGATATGAGAAGCGTGGCTATTAATCCCAGTATAAGTTCTCCAACGCCAATTCCTTTTGCTTGATGCAATTTTGCTGTTGTAGATGATATAGCTGATTCTGCCATGAGCCTTTGCATAGAGTCGAAGCTGATCTGCAAGGTCAGAGGCGAAGTCCGGCTTTGCCTTTCCAGATAAATCCTTGTCGGTATCAGTTGCCCAGACGATATTGTGCTCATCAGGATTGTGATCAGAAGGGCGCGCTGCGTGACGTGCATCGCCAAGCCAGCCATCGGAACGTCTGTCTCTGTCAGGGAAACTATCATCTATCTGCTCCCTTAACTGAATACCTGCCTTGCATAGCTTGTACTTCATGCCAGCAATAGCTTCGCTTCGTCTGCTGTAATGCCTAGCTTCTCAAGTAGAGCAGCTTTAGCGATTGCATCGGCTTCTGCCTTAGCATCGGCTTCTGCTTTCTGCTCCTCTGCAATAGCAGCCTGAGCTGCCATCTCTGCAACCTCAGCATCAGTTAGCTCGATGATTGACTCGATGCCTGTAGAGCAGTCGATCTCGATTCGTGTTGGATTAGGCATTTTTTACTCCATATAGATAGGCGGTTGAGTATTGAACGAATGAAGCTGAGTTAAGACAAGCAAGAGATATAGAAGTGATTGCGTTAGTTGCATCCCAAAAACCAGCGCCTAAATCTGCATAGGCAGTTGTGGCATTATTCTCTGTAACTGAATCAAAGGAAAATGACTTTTTAGTGCTGCCAGCATAATTAGGGATATAGATATCAGTTGATGCAAAGGTGTTAGATGTAGAAGTAGCAGAGTTATTCTCGCCAGTTAGACCCTGAGTATCGGTAAAAGAATAGGCAGAACTTCCGCTTCCTTCTAGAACTCGCGCGGTAAATGATGAGGATGATCCATTGAAGCGAATCACTAAACCATTAGCTACATTTGAGCGAGTATCTCTCAGGCTTACTTTTAAGCACAGGTCTGTGAAGGTGCTTGGAATAGAAGTGAAGTCAATAGTTGAAGCGCCGCCTGAGCCAACGGTAGTCGCTGCAATTAACTCAAATGTATTTGCCATTATGCCGCCTGAATTCCGTAGAGGGTAAAGGTGCTATTTGCTAGGAATGTTGTGCTTTGTGGGTCAATCTTGATTCTATCGATTGCAGAGGTAGAACGCCATAAACCTACACACGCGTTAGTTCCCACGCTTGGAGTATTAGCGCGACCTAGAACTGTCTTATTCGTTGTAGTGTTTGAGTAATTCTGAATCTGCCAAATGTAAGTTGCAGAGATTGAATTGCTAGCATAAGCCGAGTAATCGATATAAATCTGAGCTTGGTTAGATGCTCGCCCTGAACTAGCACTTGACCCGTCTCCTGCCATGAAGGTAAAGGAATAGTTAGAGCCGGTATCAATCGAACCGTTGCCAACTTGAAGCGCGATATTTGCTCCGCCTGAAGTTGTGCCAAAGTTACCTACTAGAATTAAATCTGTGTAAGTGCTTGGGATTGAGGTAAAGGTATAGTTTGAAAACGCGCTTCCTGAAGTGTAAGTCGCGATTGGGGTGTATGTTGAACCGGCTGCCATCTGATTACCCCTTAATCCCGTATAGAGCGAAACTGCTGTATTGCTTAAAATTACCAAAGCGCGGTGTAAGCGTAACTGATGTTACTGCGTTTGTGTTTGCTGTTGTCATGCCTGATGAAAGCGCTAAGCGACCTGAGCCGTTAGCATCAAAACCTGCCAAGATACGAAAAGTCTTGTATTTATTTGTATTCTGATAATCCAAGATGTCAATAATGGTTGCGCCGTAAGTGCTGGCAGTTGCAGTATCGGCAGATACAGACTCGAACTGGGTGCTGCTTTGTCCTGTTGTTGCGTAAGCACTAGCGGCTGAACCGTCACCAAAGAGTTGGTGCAGCGTGTAATTGGTTGTAACGCCGTTTATTGTAAGTTGGGTTTGAGTGTAATTAGCTGAATCAGTAGAACGGCTTATGCCTCTGATTTGTAGATGCTTCCAGTCAGTACCAATGCTGCTAAAAGTAATAGAACTCTGTCCACCTGATCCAACTGTTACAGTCGCGATTGACTCATAACTGTTAGTGACAGGCGGCACTCCACCGGCATAAAGCCCTGCTGTGATTGCTCCGATCACTATGCAATTGCTCCTGCGACATACCAAGTGTCTGTTGCTGTCTTAATGCAGACCGCTGTCTTGTATTGAGCCAATGTTGGAGAAGCTGCAACTGCACCTGCTGAGAGAACTGTTGTTGTGCCTGATGTGACTGCTGAGATTGTGCAGAGTCCAGCGCCCTTGTTAAGAACTGTGATGGCTGTGCCTACTGGGAAGGCTACTGAGGCATTGGTAGGAATCTTGAACGCCACGGCTGTTGCCTTGTTCATAGGCACTAGGGTCTGATACGCGTCATCGAGGACTGCTGTGTAGTCTGCTGTCTGATCTGAATCGACTGTAAAGGCTACTAGCCCGTTGAACATAGACGCAGTTAGGATATCTCCTGTTACCGCTGGGAAGCCTGTTGCCATTTATATCTCCTAGTAAGTCATTGCACTCACGCCAATTATACCGCGTTCTGTGCTTCCTATAATGAATCCATCGGTTATGGGCTCAAGTGTTGTTACTGTAACGCTCATGCTGTTAGGGCTGATATTCCACGATAGACCTTGGCATTGCAGGGTCTTAACGATAGTAGAGCCGTCTGGCTGGATATTGCTAATTCTTAGATTGTCAAAGTAATCCAAGCCAATCATTGTGTCAGTTGGAACTGCTGGGTCTAGTAAATCGACAAGCATCTGGTCGATGCGGATAGTTGTCTCAGCTCTAGTGGCTACATAGGTCGCAGCGATATTGAGGGCATTGGCATCGGTATCGATAACTAGATCCTGTGCGCTGTACTGGTGAGGGAAGTATTTAGCAATGCTGTCTGTGTTCTGTGCAAACTGAGCTGTGCCGCCAACGCGGGTCATCTGCGCTTGATTGATGATGAGCTTGTCATCGAAGGCAAAGACTAGGTTCTTGTAAGGGATATCGCCGGTCTGGTTAAACTCGATAGGAGTGCCAGAGATAGATGAAGCAACCTCGTTACGAGACTTAAACACGGCTGTGCCTGAGCCATTGATAAAGAACGCGCCCTGCTCTGAGAACTCTGCGTTCTTAACTGCATTAAGGCTTGTGCGTAGGGTTGCTGGGTCAGCGATGCAGTTAGATTGTCCAGTAGCGATTGTGCGCATATTGGAAGGGAAGTCCACCTGATCTAATATCTTGCCTATGCGTGTGCCGGTTGCCTGTCCTGCGCCTGAGTCAGCAACGGTTGTTATCTGAGCCAAGTTAAACAACCGGAAGGCATCGGCGATATAGATATCGACATAACCCATCTGCTCTGCTTGGTCATAGGTATATCGGTACTCGGTTGTATAGCCTGAGAATAAGAATTCCTGCGCTGTTGCTGTTGTAGCTGAGATTCTTACTTTGCGCAGAGGTACGAGATATCCGTAATACGGGCTGGCTGTGTTCTGTGGGTTGAAGTAAGAGTCTGGGTCTGTGATGCGTACAACGGCTGTGCCAGCGATATAGGTATCGGCTTGGATATCTCTGCCGCGGTTAATAGTTATGTTGATGACATTAGGAGTTAGATCGACAATCGGAACTGGAACTGTAGAAGAGCCAAGTGTGCCTGTGCCTAGAACTCCGTATTTAGCATCGCCGATAGTAAACGGGTAGCCAAAAGTAGCACCGGAACTAAAGTCGAAAGATACGGATATCTCGGCGGGAAGAGTCATCGACCAGCGAAACTTCCGTAGGTTCTATTAACGCTCGATGAGACTCCTGAGAGCGAAGTATCTTGTAAAGCCGTTGCAATAGCTTTGCCATCGATATTAACAGATACCTGAATCGGTCCAGTCAGGTTAGATTGTTCTTCTGCTCTGCGGAAACTGCCCGGAGTTGATCTAGGGAATGGTGTCACATTAGTTGTTGGAACTTCAGGTATCTCAGGGAATGAAGGATTGTTATTCCAGCCTAAAGAACTGTTGAAATTAGGATCGCCCGTAACTATTAAAGAAGCCTTCTTGGCAAGCATATCGAGGTACGCTCCCCATGAAGTAAACGGGTTCTTAGCATCTGGAAGGCTTGCTAGGTATCCTGCGAGCTTCTCGCCTAAGCCTTGAGCAACTGCTATTTCATTAGTTAGTTTCTTGGCTTCTGATACATTGC